TCTCGATGTTCAGAAGCCACGGAATCTGCCGCCTCTCCCCGGATCTTAAGTAAACTACGTTCTGCTTTCTCCGTTGCTGTTAATTCCCTTCTATAAGATGTTAGTTTGTACGTAATAGCTGCAATTACGGTTATTAGTATGGCTAATGGACTTATCTTGGTAAGTGCATAAAAAGCCTGCATCGCTATCCGAGCCTTATCAATGTTTCCAGTGAGAACGGCTTTTGCTGCGGCAAACAAATAAGTAGATGCAGTACACGCCTTTACTATTACATTGTTAGATGTTACCGAAGCATTATACAGTCTCATAGCCGCCGCACTCCGAAGAGTATTACCAGCCTGTAAAGCCATAATTGAGGTATAAGCCAGATTAATAGCTTTGCCCACCATTAAGAGCCCATTCCAAGTTTTTTGAAGCAATGTGACGGATTTATAGACAACGATAAGCCCGGTTACTACTGACACGACCGTTATAATACTGTCCTTGTGTTCTAGTATCCACACTGTCGCATCCGCAAAACCGATCTTAACCGTATGAAATAAGTTCCCCCATGCAGATTTTAGAGGAAGAAGAAGACGCCCTATCTCCATTTGTCGATTTTGCAGTTCTGCCGTTTTTTGTGCGGCTTTATCGGCTGCTGAAACATAGTTTTCACCGGCTTTGGATAACTGCCGATCTACAATATTTGCAACTGCTTTCATCAGATCCCCCGTTATCGCAATTTCTTCATTTATTTCGGCGGCTGATAAGCCCAGATTATCCAATATAAGAAGCGACTTACGGCCTAAACCTGTAACAATCGAATTAGTCATATATTCAACCGATTGCCCGGTCTGTTGTGCTTTCATTTGCGCGAACTGCAAGTATTTCCCCAGATCTTCAAGCGGGATCCGAAAATCCTTTGCCGCCTTCATTAATTCCAGATCATTAACAGTGTTTTTCGTCGCTTCCCTTAAATCATCCAAAAGCCCTGGTCGGTTCAACTTCTCAAAAGCATGTCTTACCCCGTCAGCATTAGCCGCCAGTTTCGTTCCTTCTTTCACCCATTCTTTCGCATTTGAAATAGCGTTAGTAAAAAATGAACTAATACTAGCGCCTATTCCCACGAAGAAACCGACTACGGTAGCTTTCATTTTACTAAGGCTAAAGAAAGATTCTTTCACGGCTTCCGTTCTGGGCTTAAGCTGCTCCATTGCAGCTTTTGTTTTCGCCAGTTCAGTTTCTAGCCGGGCATATTCTTCCGGTTGCAGTGCTTTCACCGTATTATCTAAATCAGACTGCAATTTCTTCGCCTGTTTCGATAATTGTGCATACGACTTATTTACATTGCTTAAGCGGCTTTCACACTGCTTTATTTTTTCGTTGTTTTCCCCGATAGCACGATTATTCGCCTTAAGTTTTGCTTCTAGCTGCTGGTATTCCTTACCTTGGTATTTCCCTTGTAAAGTAAGTTCCTTCATGGACTCTTTAAGGAGTTTATTTTCATCCTTAAGATCCTTACTATTATTCTTTATTCTTAGGATTTCCTTTTGTAAGCCCCCAGCGTTAAGCGATAGCGTCCAGGTGATATAATCCGGTTGTAATTTTCCCATGATCTTATATTTTAAAGCAAAGGTAAACAGCCAAATTACGAAGATAAAGGACACAAAAAAAGGCCATTTGGCCTTTAAAATACTATGGGAAAGCCCCTTGTAGTTGGGCAAAAATACGGTCGCGTACTTCTTTCCCGTACCCGTCACGTATATTCATAAGAGTGTTGTTATAAAGGATACCCCATATTTGCCGGTTATAGATGGCATAGTTCCCGTGTTCTTTCATATCCAGGAAACGAATATAAAGCGGAATATTAGAAGTTGCAATAACACCAGTGCCGGAAAGCTCCATACTATAACGTGGATTCTGTAAAGCCCTCAATAATTCGCCAGATCTTCTTTGTGATAGGTTTTGCCCTGTTTGGGAATAGCTGGCACGACTATATATCCTTTCTAAAGCGATCAAACGTTGTGCTTCAAAAATAGCCCGGAAGTCTCTCTCGATATTTTCCCGTATAAATTCCTGTTTAATTAGATCTTCCTCATTCATTCCGTATCAAATTGAAAAGCTATGCTCCACCCTGCAAAAATCGAATAAAAACTAGCTTCTGGAATTGTCGATAAACTGGATAAATCCAGATTTTTAAATAGATGGCACCCTATGGCTTTATCTTCCAGGATACGTTTTTTTATCTTTTCTGCGATAGGTTGTGTTTCCTTTTGCACCTGATAAGCTTTCTTCCTTTGCGGATCCGTCTTATCCATTATCAGAATAACACAAAGATTCGCTTCCGATATATTATCGATGTCTTTACTTTTCCCTTGTGCATTAGGAATAATGAAAAACAGTACTGGAAGTTCTTCCGGCTTAAGTCCCTGTACTACATTCCCCATATCCGGTTCAAAAGTAGCCGGAATTACTTTTTTTATTTCCGGGATCCGATTCCGAATCCCGTTCCAATAATTTTCATACTCTTGTAAATCTACCATGGCTAAGAAAAATAAAGGTTTGCTTCCCACGTTCTACGCTCTACCAGTCCAGGAAGTACCTTTCCTTTGCTGTGTACCCATTTCATAAACTCTATCCGAATACTCGGATCATTTAGATTCGCTTTTGCTTTACGATACAAAGTGGATGTATTAAATGCCTGGATCCCGATGTTAAATGAAAGACTTATCATCGCATCAAATTTGTTTTGACTGATTGAGGGGAAGCGGGTATTAAGATTCCTTTCAACATCCGCTAAATCCAAAGCAAGAAAGGTTAGTGCCTGCTCTTTGGTTATTTGCATACCTTCATATACTCCTTTAGTGTGACCGTACCCAATTGTTAGGACTCCGCTAGGGCACCGATACGCTTTCAATTTCAAGCCTTCAAAAGTTCCTATGGCCTGTTTTGCTGCATCACTTGTTTTCATTATATACTATTTTTTATTGTGTAAAGATTCAAAACGACATTTATACAGATATAGTAAAATGTCCCAAAAGGGAGTTTCATTAATCTGTTTCACATTGCCAAAAACGCCAGAAGATGCAATTTCAAAGGAGATCCCTATCCACCCCGTTTTATCATCAATCCTTTTTTCCCCTTGTTCCTGAAATAAAATAGAAAAGTTGATTTCCTCGCCATTTATCGGAATGGGAACGGTGCAAATCAACTCCCATACTGCACAAAAGAAGATATAAGAGTGAAAGCATACCAGCGGCGGTATTTCCCCTGCTTTGGGATCTTCGTTCTTATAAAGTATCCTACCAAATTCAGACATTAAATAATCTGCTTGCTCGTTATCCTTATCCCTTCTGGTTACTTCCATTGCCCTAACCAGGTTTAGGCATTGTACAAATTGCCCGTATGTAATATCATTAAGCATATCTTCTGGCCCTATCCAGCCTTTATATGATGGTAATAAATTACGTCCCGTCTTAATATGTGGATCGTAAATTACTTTATCCCCTTCCTCTTTTATATAAAAAAAACAGTTCATTTTGCCCAGTTGGGCATTTATTTCATTAACGATTGACTCTCTGCACATTACAAAGTTACACTTCATATTTAAGAGTAAAGAAATAAGCTTGCATTTCATTTCAAAAGGTGAAATGTTATCGGTATTCATCATTATTACAAGTTCCAAATATCGATAATATTGTTCTGGCGAAAGTTCTTCCAGATCTTCCGGGATCATCCTAGTTTTATTATTATACGTAAACTCTTGCATACTAAAACGTTATACCTTTAGATTGTATAGTTGCTTTAGGTAAATACAAATCCGGTTCATCCGGTTCGGCTTCAATAGTAGCGATAAAGTCTTGTAACGCTATAAGATCTTTTCCCGCATCGTCTCCCAGACTTTTAGACACTGCTTTCCTGGCTTCGGCTTCGGCCTTAATCTTTTCTTTAACGGTTCCGGCCTGTTGTACCTGAACTACCCCATCTGGAAGAACTTCAACAGGCAAACGTTCAACTGCCTTCTGCATCGTTAGAAGGGCCAAAGGTCTGCATACTGCATCGTTAAAGTCTTCGCCTAGTTCATTCCCTGAAAGTAACTGTTCGTACCGCTTCCGCGTAATTATCGGGACAATATAGCGATCTTGCATTTCCCGGATAATCGGTATAAGAGTTAAAAAAAGACGATGGCTCCCGATTGTATAATAAATATCGAATTTTTCTTTGCTTCTTATTAAGAGCTGATTTATAGCTCTTTTCTTCTCTGACTTCAACCAGAAATCGAAGTTCTCTTTATCTAAATAAGCGATCAAAGCGTCTACCGATTCATAAGCCAGATTAAGGATATTTGTTTCGTCTTTATATTCCTGTATGGCAGTAAGTCCCTTTTCATGTTCACCTAACCGCTTTTGCCGGCCTGTGTTCCCGTGTTGGGCGTCTAGTGTGGGGATAATCTTGATCCATGTAAATAAAGCTACGGACTGCTGCATCAACAAAAGAAGAGTATTATACTTTTCTTCTGTTTTTGAATCTGGCTCCGTAGAGTGATAAAATTCTACCACTTTGTCGTAAACTTCCGGCCCTATGATAGCTGTTAAGCGCCTTACACTTAATGGTATGTAAGGTTTCCACTTAGAGAAATCGGTTGCAGCGTCAATCATTCCTAGCGCTTCGACTAGCTCCGACGTACCATTGTTATTTTTATCAAAGATTGTTTTCATCACTTCTTATTCTGGTTAAATTCATACTTATTCCACCCTTCAAAGTCTCCGTTAAAGCTATTCACTTCATCGAAAAAGTCTTTATAAAAACAGGATAGTCCGGTATCGATCGTTATTGTAGCCTGTTCACACCTGGGATTTGTGTTGATATTTGCAGAACTTTCGATAACAAAATCGAAATGTTCCCCAAAACCGGCCATTACTTTACTATGATTCTTAAATATGCAGATCCGCCCATTATTCCTTTTTGCTACATCCTTTAGATAGGAATAAACACCGGAATAACTTCCCTGGAAAATTTCACCCACATAAAAATCAATTCGTCCGATATATCCTTTTTCAATCCAGTTTTCAATTTCCTTTGCATCAGTAATAGCCATACACCAGGTAGATATTAGGCAATATTCGATCTTCTGCTGTTTGACTATGGCACGTAAATAAGTTAAGCTATCCACATCCCCAAAGCTGATACAGTGATAGGAACATCCCGGTTCAAAATGCCAGGGTAATTCCTTTTCTAGTGCAAGTTCACTTTTTACACGTTTATCGAAATGCCGCCCTTTCATCCTTTTACATTGTACATGTTTCCCTGGCTGTTCTGCTGCTTCCGTAGTTTCTTCCGGCCCTGAATCGACATGCAAAGGTAATTCCGGTTCTTTGGGTATGTCTGACGCAAAAAGTTTACGCATTTTCTTTTACTCTGCTACTTGGTGAAATGTTCTCTTCCGCATTGACAATACTTCGATAAAGCCCTATTTGCGTCTTACTTCCCGGAAAATTCGCACGTATATAGTGCATCAACGGTTTACAAAGTATCATATCCGGTATAGCTGTTTCACTGGCATTATAAACCTTTATAGAATAAAGCTTCTCGGATCCGCTGGATAACTTATTTTCCATGATAAGGTTTGATAAAACTGGATCCAGCCCAAAACCAGAAGTCGCCGCAGCATCCGCCTTATTAGCTATTTTTATCTGGCTCTCGATATACTCTTTTATCTTTTTATCGATAGGCGTGATCGTCCATCCTTCAAAGTTATTGGCTTCCGCGTTCCAAAATTTAGTAGTGTGCATATATTTACCGACATTCTGGCGTCCGGTAACACCTGCCGCATACTTTTCCATTGCTTCATCTTTAAAGTCTTCCAGCATTTTAGCGGAATAAGCAATACCTTTACGCTTGCAAATGTCTTTTATTCGTTCTTCCGCTGCATCCCAATATCCCTGCGGGCTCTCAATGTGCAAGCTTAAGGCCGACGAATTAGCATTATAAGCGGCCAGTAATGGCGCAATCGTACCGGCCAGCTCTAGCCATGGGAAAGCGCCAAGAAAACGAGGTGTGCTTACGAAATCTTTACAAAAAGAATAAATATTGAAATAGCCAACTGATATCGGATGTTTAAAAGGATCTGCCGGGTTAAAAACCGGATATTTAGCCAATTTAGTAGGATCCGGAAACGGCCAATCACCTACATATACATTTTGCGGAAAGTCGTGGTTATCGTCTGGATATTCAAAACGGCATTTTTTATAAGGTATATGTTCCAACTTTAGAAATTTACCTGCTGCACCAATACGCGGCCCCCGGTTTCTAATAAACTTAGTCCAAAACCCCTGCATGTGGATAAGATCAACTAAGGATCGTAACATAAACTCGCGATGATCCCAGCGCTCTAAATCTTCCTGGATCTTATCATCTAGTATCCATTTCCGATAAAACTTATTATTTCCTTCGTCGATGGCATCTTCAAAAAAACGCGGGCCTTCTCCCCATTGTAGGCCCTGTATTTTCCCCATGATACCTTCCCCACCGTAGAAATTATCTAGTAAACGCTGTACGTCTCCTGGTAAGTCGTTATTAGCGCCCATCGGCACGATATCAATTCCATTAACTCTTATTTTCTTAGTCTGCCAACTATCCGGCCTGCTAAAATTAATAGAAGAAGGCGCCCAGCCTTTCCCCATGGCAAAGGAAATTAATTGTCCTTCCCCTGTATCTATAAATCCGAAATTGCCTGTTCTTCTGATTTCCATATTAAACGTAAATTTTGATCCCGTTGAACTCTGTAACAAGTATTTGCCAACAATTTAGCGGTTTGCCTGTTTCTGTATCAGTTAGAAATAATTTATAGCTAGAATTTTCGATCTCTGCATCCGATGTTTTAGGCCGTAATCTAGCACATTTCAACCTAACCGAATCCCCGCCAGATCTCCGCTGACGATCGTATTTTCTAAATGTTATAGAAAAAGTGTCACCATCTGCGGAAATTTGCTTCATCTGCTCGATAGCGGTAT